ATCCGTCAGGAGCCCAGTCAGAATAATCCACGCGTTGCTCAAATAGCGGAGTATCCCCCTCACCAATTTGGCTGCGTACATATAGCACATAGTTATCGACATACTCTTCAAACTCCTCATTGTAGTAGGGGGTGGCCTTGATGATATCGCACTCTCGGGAGTACTCCTCAAAACCTATTTGGCCGTAGTGGTGGCGAAGTTTCACCTCAGCCAATGAGTGCGCCATGGTGCCCTCTTGGCTGTAGTCAAAACTTCCGGCGGGTTTCTTTAGTTCAGGCAGCGTCGCCTCAAGGCGAGCCGATGGTGTGCAAGTCAGCCAACGCTTGGACGCGGAGGCGGATAGAACGGCGTGTGCGGTCATTTCTGTTTTCCTGTTTTCACGGTTTTATTGTACTACTACTAATACAAAACGGGACAGCTTTTTTGGCTGTCCCGTTTAATAGTTGACTAATTTATTAAGGTATTCTTTAGCCCCGCAAAGCTATTCTTTAGCTCCCTTTAATTTGGCGATCAGATCGTTGACAGCCCCGGTAAAGTCAACCACAACGTCGGCCTTAACATCGATCTTCTGCTCGCGCGTCTCCTTGTAGTCTTGTGGGAACTGCCCTCGGAGTGCGATCTCAGCGATCCGGGAGTTGAACGCCTTGTTGCCCACATTGGCTAGCATCTCACGCTCCCAAAACGCTTGAGAGTGCACCAAGGCAACGCCAAGTGCGTCCGCGAACTCTGGGTACTTCTTCTTCCAATTCTCAGCCACATCCTTGGATATGCCAAGTTCAGACCACATCATCTTTTGGGATGCGCCCTGCTTGCCCATCTCTATGAGCTTGTCACACATATCCGGCGTGAACGCGTACTTTTGCTTTGTTGCCATTATTTTTTAGCGGTCTTAGCCGACTCCTTGAAAGCCTTGGCGGTGGGCGCGCCCTTTTGCCCAGGCTGGCGCATCTTCTCGCCTGAGCCCTTGGCTATGCGCTCGCGCTTGGCTGCGATGTTGGCATAAAGACCGGGTTTGGATGGGGTAGCCATTATTTTTTCTTAACCTTTCCGCCGGACTTTTTCTTGTCCATGCCCATGAGCTCGGCTAGGGTCTTGCCCGATCCTCTGACGCCCTCTTTCTTGGGTGGCGACATGGGGTTAAACGGGCGCACCGGGGCCGGCATGATCGTGCCCTCTGGCTTGGGTGGCGTTCCGCCTCCGGCCATCTTGGGTAGTTTTTTGAAACCTTCCATGGTTTCCCTTTCTGTGAAAATTTGTGCTGGGGAAAAAAGGGGCGTCTCCCGACGTGCCCTACTTCTACTTATGCAAAAGCCAACCCATTATGGCCCTGAAAAATTTATTGGTTTTCCTGGATTTCTTGCTGGTGTCTGGCGGTGTATTGGCCGCCTTGACGGTGCCCAGGGCCTGGTTGATCAGGACCTTGGTCATGGCAGAGGCTCGTTCGACACGCTGGGCCTCCTTGACGGGGTCCTTCATGGGCTTCATCTGCTTTGCCAGCAGCCTTCTCATCTCGCGGTTCATAGCTTCTCCTCCTTTATCAGTCTTTCAAATAACTCAAACGCGAGCTCTCCGCGAATTTGGATCATCTGCTTTATCCCCAGCAACGCGTTAGCCATCTCCTCAACGTCAACCTCCCCCTGGCGGTCGTAGTAGTACTTAAATAAAGTCTCCACGTCTTGATCGGAACCCCACAGGCGCATGATCGCGTCCTCAAGATCAAACCTTGTTTTGTTTAGTTTTTTTATTGGTTTCACTTAAACTCTCCTTTCGTACGGAATCCCACAGCTCATTAAAGGAATGCCCGAGCCTTGCGTTTATCTTGTCCAGCTCGGAGGAGATGTGGTGCATCATGTTGTCCGCGTCCTGCTTACAAGCCTCTGGCGCACCAAACGACATCACGCGAACGGCGCTCGCGAATACCTCCAAGTCTATGCTGATGTTCTCAATCTCTGACAGCTCTTTGTAGTGCTTCATACTCCCATCTCCTTGCGTATGAGCTCAAGCGCTCGTTTCAAATGGTACCTCCAATACTTTTCAGTAACGTCAAGGTCCGCGGACGTGTTCCCCATCAGGAACGCTTCAACAACCTCACGCTGCTTGACCGGCATCTTACTCTCCATAATCCTGCGTATGTCTATCAAATCTTCGTGCGTCCAAGGAACCCAGCCCTCAGCGCTCGTCGACGTTATCCCCTCCACGTCCTCCTGCTCCATCAAGTCCGGCTCTTCGTCCGACAGCCGCGGGGCGGCGCAGTTTATTTTATATTTTGTGATGATCATGGTAGTTAAATAGTGCGGCTGAAAAAACATTCCCCATGCCAGCCGCGAGCGAGAGCATGAGCCCCCTCGGAACGGGTTGGGGCTCTGATATAAATCTTGTGTCTCGCTCTGTTCTGTTCTTTATCTCCGGTATCTCTCCCTTTTTTATGCTGTCCAACAGCAGACATGTCTCCAACAACCCGCTCGCGCCCATGGTGTGCCCGATGCGCGGCTTGTACGATGTGGCGATGAAGTCATCGAAGAGGCCCTCGATAGCAACTCTCTCGGATTTGTTGTTCATCCCGGTCCCGGTGCCGTGTGTCTTGATCAGCGCCACCTCCGATGGGCTACGATCCCCCAGGGCGCCTAATATGGCCCTTGTGTAGCCCTGCCCGTCCTCAAGCTGGCCTATGGGGTTGGCGTTGTGCTCCGAGGCCGTGTAAGCCCCCAAGAGCTCTGCCTGGGGGTTATCCTTGAGCGCCCTGTCCGACTCGAACACGGCCAGCACCGCACCCTGTCCCAGGTAGAACCCACGGTTGACGCTGTCGAAGGATGAGGGCTTGGCTCCACGGTCGTCATCTTCCTTCGTGAGTGTGGTACCGGACGATCCGAAGAAGGTGAGGAGCTGGTTTTTTATGGTGTCCTCAAAGCCGAGGACTATGACGCGGTCGAACCCGTACAGGTTGATCAGGTGACGAACGTCCATGAGAACCTTCAGGCTAGACGCGCACGTGCTTGCGTCCGTCGCGGTGTAGTCTGTGGCCCCGATCTGCGAGGCGATCCGCGATCCGAAGATGTTCGTCACGGTGAGGATCTCCATCCGGTACGCGTACGCCAGGGAGTTGTCAAAATACCTCTCGTCCACGGGAACACCGCCGGAGTTCCAGGATTGGGATCCTCCCGCGAGTATGAACCCCGTCTTGCCGGGGACTGGGTTGCCCCTGATGTAGCCCACCATCTCGGGGGTAACGACCCGCTCCACCGCGCGCTGTGGCGTGTAGAACAGGCCAGACTTGGTCGCCTTGAGCAGCTCCGGGAAGAAGTGCGCCCGCTGCGGGTACGCGTGATCGTCCACGGGGTGTAGCTCCTCGGTGCTGAGCGTGCTGTACTTTGTCAGGTATATCCTCATCGTATCCTCTTCAGAGCCTCCTCCATGGTGTTAGGCTCTCTCGTCTTGTTCTGGTCGATAAACTCGTAGATCTCGGCGAGCGTCTTGGGTTGGAACTGTTTGACTTTCTCCTCTGGTATCCCGTATATGTCACAATAGTAAATGCTCACTAACAAAGTGTCAAGGCTATCGAGATTAACCTCTGAGAGTTTTTGATCAAGGCTGACCGCGTCCGTGCTCGGCACCCCGATAGCCCGGGAGGCTCGCACGATCTCGTTGAATAGTTGTACCCTGTCCATCACACCTCCATCTTCAAGTCGTTCATGAGCGCCTCTTGGGCACTTATCTTGCCGTCCAAGACCTTAACCACCTGCTCATCTATCGTCTTGTCCGCGACAAGGTGGTGGATTATCACGGGCTTCTCCTGGCCCTGCCTGTACACCCGGGCGTTGGCCTGGATGTAGTTCTCAGAGCTCCATGGTAGGTCGTACCAAACCACTTGGGCGATCTGCCCCTCGTTGCACTGTAGGTTCAGACCGATGCCCCCAGACTGCGGGTGCGCGAGCATAACCTTAACCTTGCCAGCGCGCCACATGTCCAAGTTGTCGTCCGACAAAACCTGAGCGTCTGGGAACGCCTCGCGTATCTTCGCGAGCGCTGTTTTGTAGTGGTAGAAGATCAGAGTCGGGTGGGGGTTCTCCTCAACCAAAGACTCAAGGAACTCTATCTTTTCACCATGTGAAATTGCCTCACCATCTTCGGAATAGACAGTCCCGCTGGTGAACTGCAATAGCTTGTTAGCCAGCGCCGCCGCCGACACCGCGGTGACCTCCTTACCGTCGATCTCGCTGACCATCTCCTTGCGTAGTTGCTTGTACTTAGACATAACCTCGGGAGACAATGTAATTGTATGGTACAAGTTAGTCAGGGCGGGTAGCGTCAGGTAGTCCTCCGCACGAAGGCTGAAGCAGATGTCAGAAATTTTGTCCATGATCTGACGATCCATCCCGGGGCGAACTGACCACTTGTATATCTCACCGGTGTGCTTGTTTCTCTCAGAGACGTACATGTACAAGTCTCGGAACGCGGTGAGGGTCTTACCCAGCCGATCGCCGAGGTCTAAGATGCCTACCTGAGACCAAAGGTCGCCCATGCCCTGCGGAGTTGGCGTGCCGGTTAGGATCAGCCGGCGTTTGAACTCTTTGAGAACCTTCTTGATCGCCTTGAAACGTTTCGTGCTCGAATCCTTAAATCGCGAGCTCTCGTCCACGATAAGATTTTCAAACAACCCAGATATCCAATTGTCGATTAGCCATGGCACGTTCTCGACGTTGATGATGAACACGTCACAGTTAAACTGGTGTAGGGCGGTTAGTCGCTTGCGTTTCGATCCCATGATCTTGATCACGCGCAGATCCTTAAGGTGATCCCACTTCTGGCACTCCTGAGCCCAAACAGACTCGGCCACGCGCTTAGGCGCAATGACCAGTGTCCGCCCCGAAGAATTCTCCTTGATGATGCTGAGAGCCGTCACAGTCTTTC